ACCATTCGTCGGGAATAAACGCTGCATTGGCACCCATGCTCCAGGCCATCCTGCTGCAGTGCCGCCACCATGAATCATAATCCCAGCACGACCAAACCTGCTATTTTGCCGCTCAAGATCAAGCAAGTCAAAGCTGTACCAGCCATAGCTTCTTAGCGTGGCAGTAAAAGCAGGGTTGGCTCCCACAGTTTCATAGTCCCTGTAGATTTGCCCAACTTGCCACAGGCCAGGAGGCGTGTCTGTATTTTTGCGGTTCCATTCATTTTCAGCGCCTTGCCCTCTTGCCAATGCAGGAACATCCCACAACAATTTACCATCAAAATTGAACGCCCTAGCTCGTTCTAAAATGTCATTCATAATAATGTGAGAATCGCCCTGCTTGAAACCAAAATCATGCGGCGTTTTCCTAGGGCCAACGGCATTAGGAATAACAATGAGAGCAGGCCGTGCTGCAGGAGCAGCAGGGGCAGGCGCAGGTGCAGGAGGCACGCTAGAGGCAACTGGCGCATTACCGCGCATGAGGTCAATCAGTTTTTGCGCATAGCGAGGATCAGTGGCATAGCCTTCTTTCTGCAACATGCGAGCAGCATCCTCTCTATTTGCTGCATTGTTGACGCCCTTGTAACGCCGAAAGTCCTTATACCAGCGATCAATTAAGTATTCAATGCAGTCGCGAATGGAAGGAAAGTTGAGAAAGCTGTCTCTGATCTCTACCTTCTGTCCATTGATGTATTCAGTGGTGCCAACGGTGGAACCATTGCCTTTTAGGCCAAAGTAGTTGTTGATGCCACTGGTATGCTGTCCCCATCCACTTTCCAACGCCCATTGCGCAGCAACAAGCTCAGGAAACTTTGCTCCAGCCTCTTTTGCCATTGATGCAATGCCTTGCCAAGAATTAGGCCCATCATCTTGCTTTGGCGGCACTGCAGCCCCGAACATTTCCAGAAACTCAGCCTGCTGTTCCTTTGTCAGTTGCTCCCATGCCCACTGCCAAGCAGCATCTTGATGCGGCAATGGAGAGGAGGGATTAGTGTGGCGTGCAGCCTGCAGGAAGTTGCTCATGGCTCGGGAAGATTAGGAAGGGCGTCATTCATAGCCTTGTTAAGACTTTGGTAGCCTTTGCGCCCCCAGAATGCAGCTACTGGCTCTACCACACCTTTCATCATTGCAAGCCAAAGCAGGCGAGCCACTAGGAAATCAACAACAAGGCGAAAGTCTGTCATTTTGCTAGGGAGGTCTATCATTTTCCTTCGTCTTCAGGGCGCTTCAAGCGAGGGTTGAGCGTTTCATAGCCAAGCTGAAAAGCTCCTCCTGCCGTGCCGCCAAGGCCAGCAATGGGAAGGCCAGTGAGCCAACACTTGTCTACATCACCACCAGCAATGCGACAGTCAGCAATGTAGCCAACGCCTGCAATGACAGACATAGTTGCCGCGCTTGAAACAACTGCCAGCAGTGAACGTCTGTCCATAGCATTTCCTCGCTGGTTTTAGCTTAGCGACCAATTTCAAGACTTCTCACGCGAGCCTCTAGCTGTTGCACATTTTCTGTGAGCAGTTCTAGGTTCTTGGTGATGCCTTCAATTTGAGCAGTTATGCGTGCCTGTTGGTTGCCAATGGCAATCATCATCCCCCCAGAAGCCATAAGCATCCCAGCGGTAAGAGTAGCGGCAACGCTGGAAACGACTTCTCGCACGTTCGTGGCGACGATTTTCTATATTCTAAGCATTTGATGCCGTGACGCTGCGAGGCTTAATTGTTTTGCTATCGTCAAGGAAAGCTAAATAGTGCGATGGTCAGAGAGCATGGGCCTAACGACTTTCTCCACTCTCTCATTGAACTACGACCATCAGAAGCAAAACGCCGATTCCGCAAAAGCATTTTTGAAGACTACCCGCTAAAGGGACCACTAGGACAGCCTGCTTGTGCATATTGTGGCAAGTGGCATGAAAAACTAACGCTTGATCACATTGTCCCCAAAAGCAAGGCAGGGCCGCACTATGCAAAATGGAACCTAGTCCCTGCTTGTCGCGCCCATAACATTTCCAAGAGCAACTTTCCCGTTTTTGAATGGTGGCGACCGCAGGAATGCTGGAGCCAAGAAAGGGAAGATATTTTGCTTGCTTGGGTGCATAGCCATAGCTTTGTGAGTGCCCACAGCGACATTGGGAGCTGGGAAGAATGGATGGAGCAATGGGGAAGAGTGGTGCCAGTGCATGAGCGCACAAAAGAAAAGACGGCTCAGTGGCCGCCTTTATTGTTCAATGCTGCTTGACTGGAGGAAACATGCTTTCTGATGGTTGCAGTCTGGCGTTTGGCATGGGACAAAAACCGTCCTCGCATTGTGCTTCGACCATGACTGACAGATCCTTTGCAATAGCAACTGCCTCTGCTTCAACCGTGCTAGTCAAGCGATCAAGATACCACTTAGCCTTGCGTAGGTCTTCGGCATGGTTCTTCTTTTCATAGCGCCACAAGTATTTCTGGCAGTTGCCTTTAAGGAAACCCTTAAACGCTTCTGCGCTCATTGATGCCTCCATTGCTTCAATGCATTCGATTGAGCCGGAGGTGTAGTGTTGGGGGTTGATGGGATCGTTCATGGTCAGAAACGGTAGTTATTTTGTTCAAAAGCGCCAATCACTTCAGGAGCCACTGGCCTTGCCAAGATCAGCAGCGACCTTGCGTAAGCAGCAATTTCACTCTGAGCGCCCTTTTCAACACGCAATGAAATGAAGTGGAGCAAGGTCTGCAGCGAGCATGTCCAGACAAAAGAGCTATACATACAAGGCGGCAGGATCGCCCTGGCTTGCTCTTTGCTCACCCCCGCCAACAGAAGCCCCTCATACGCCTGTATGCAGCCCTGCAAGGCTTGTGCATAGAGCTGATGGGCCAATGCTTGCCCATTGCTATCAAGATAGCCTTCAGACGCCTGGCGGTTGCTTGTGCTTTGCTTCGTAAAAGTGTTTGGCGTGTAGAACTGCGCATCTTCTGCCGAGCAGTAGCGGTAGCTCTTCTCATTCCAGCCCAGTTGATCATCAACGTAAGTAGAAGCAACCGTATGCTTATACCATTGCCGACAAATGAACAAGGGGGCCTTGACGTGCCATTTGAATACTACTCCTCTAAATGGGCTTGTGTGATGCTCGCGGGCTAGGTAGTTCACTAGCTTTTCGTCACGCTCTGCCCATTGCTCAGAACGCTGCTCAAAGCTCTGCCTGGCATCATTCACTACTGACAGGCTGTTGCCCATTGAATCAATGAGAGCAACAAGGCTTTTGCCATCGCCAATGGGGTCAATAGAAGGAAAGCTAGGAGATGGCAAGGAAGGCATGTCCATCACTTGTTTAGGAGAGCATTAACAAGCAAGTAGATGCCCACAACAATCAGCGCCACGACAAGAATGGCCACTGGAATCCAAAATGGAGCAGTGACCCATATCCAAGGCCAAGTGATGTGCCCTGTCAGTTTTAATACGGTAAAAGCGGTGCCAAGAAGTCCAGACAGGCCGATGCCAGAAGACGAGCCAGAAGACGAGTTTGCCATGAGGTGAAACAGAAGGCGAGGCCAGTATAAAGCGTTTCGGCTCTCCTGACAAGTTGTTTCGGCTTGCCTCACTGCTTAACGACAAAGCCGCACTAGGCTTGTAGCACCATTCCGCAGAAACCATGAAGTTCGGCTTGCCAGTGCAGCTACAATTGAAAGGCCGCGCTGTTACTGCTGTCATGGGGCCGTTTTCGCATTCAATGGAGCGCGAGTTTGCGCTTACCACCAGTCGCAAAGCGCTAAAAGAATGCAACGATCCGGCCAAGCTCAAAGAAATAGCTGGCAACTTGCTAGAAGGCTGGGCAATGATGAACACTGCCCTGCAAGGAATGATGAAAGAAAACATTGAACTGCGTCAAGCGCTGGCAGTTCGTGATAGTTCCTTAGAAGCAGCAGAAGTTCTACTTAGCGAGGCAGTGCAAGCTTTGCAAAAATATGAGAAGCAATCAGGGAGGTCCAGAAAGGGTCTTTGGCCATGGCGCCGCTAAGCAAAAAGATTGTCCAGCCAGATGTGTAGGCAAGGTTATACTTTCTGCAATCGCGTTCATAGCCTGAGCCTGTCACGTGGCGGCCACGACTGTAAACAGCACCTTGTATTTCAATGCCAGTAAGAGACGATGGGTGGGCAAAGTCCAAGCGGTAGCGTTTAGAGCGTTTGCTTTTTGCATAGCGCTGCTCAAAGTCAGCTTCCCAAGCCGGAATGTCTGAATACTCTCGTTCAAGAGCAATGCCAGTAGCCTCATCCCATTGCTTGAGAAACTGATCTTCAAGAGCGCTCAAAATCAGACGGCAGCTAGATGCACCTTAGCGCTTTGGTTTTGATAGTGGCCTTCATAGGGCTTGTCCACTTCCCCGCAACGAAAAAACATCACTTGCGCAATGCCCTCATTGGCAAACAGACGAATGGGGAATGGGCTTGTGTTGATGAAGTTCATGGTTAGGTAGCCGCTCCAACCAGGCTCGATGGGCGTGATGTTCGTGATTAGCCCAAGCCTTGCATAGGTGCTTTTGCCTTTGACAATGGCGCCAATGTCATTAGGCATGGAAAAGCGCTCAAAGCTAATGCCATTACCAACGCTGCGTGGAGGCAGTTCAAAATAATCGCCCAAGTCGTCCGAGCCCTGCAAAATAGCGTTGCGAGACCGCACGCCGTTTTCCTTGGGGCACAACGCTTTGTAAATAAACTCGCGTTGATCGTCAAAGATGGAAAATTGCACAGGCGAAAGCCTAATGTCGTAGCCGCACTGGCTCAATCCATAGCTAACTGCTTTAATGCCATTCACGTCGCGGCGTTTTTCGCCCACAAAAGGCATGAGAATGTCAAGCTCAGCAAGAGCATTGATTTCTTTGTCGTTGAGAAACATGGTGATTTAGGGAAAAAGAAAGGCGCCGAAGCGCCTTGTGATCGTTGCAAGAAAGCCTCAGAAGAAGTCGTCACCGCCACCAAGCGGCTCGTTTACCCACACAGAGGAATAGCCCTTAGGGCCGTCCTTGTCGCCTTTCACCTTCACGGTGCCGGTGTAGCCAGGGGCCTTGTCAGAAGACCGCTTGGTATTTTCCCAGACTGCCACGTCAAGGGAGTAGTTGCCGCGCTCATTGGGACCAGCAGCCTTGAGCTTATTGAGCACGTCTGGCGTGAGGTCGATAGCAGCAGTGATAGGGGGCCTATTGGCCATGGTGTTTCTCCGTAGGAGTGATGGTTGCGCCCTCGTTCAGGGCTTGCCAATACTACCACCACCTCCCCCCATCGTCTAGCCCTTGTCTGCCGTCATGGTGAAAGCTTTGTTTCCAGGGTAGTGCTTTGCAAAATACCGCTGCACAGTGTCCTGCATGATGTGCTGCTGCGCTACCAGCTCAAAGCCATCCAGATGCACCAGTTGAAGAGCTGGTTGGCTGTCCTTGTCTTCAGGATCAAAGCAAGCAATCACGCACCATGCTTCGTCAATACTGGTGCCATACATTTGCTCTGCGGCCATGGAATAGGCTCCAAGCTGTCTTTTGTAGTCGGCTAAGTGTTTATCAGGCTTTTCTTTGTAGCTGGTTTTCCAATCTATTAGGGCAAGGGAACCATTAGACATTGTTGCCACCATGTCAAGCGTGCCAGAATAGCCAACTGCTTTTTCTTGGTCGTACCAAGCCACTGCGCCTTCCACTAGCACTGGTTGTTTAATACATTGCAAAAATGGCTCTACTGCTTGAAAGTATGGTTGCCAATCAGGGGCTTTATCAAGGTGGTGTTCAATGTCCTCTTCGCCAAACCAATCTTCAAGAATGGCATGAAGCCAGGTGCCACGATTAGCAGCCAAGCGAGTGCGACGATTAGCTTTTTCAACCCCTACGCGCTTCCGCCAATTCACCAAAGCCATAATCTTTCCCACTGGCGCCAATGATGAAAGCAATGTCGTAACGGAAGGCAGCACTATGCCATCAGGCACGTTAGGAAAGCCAACGGTGACATAGTGCCTTTTTCCATTGATGCTGATACGCTGCGGCTCATGCCGTTCTAGGGAAGTCATGGCAAGAGCTTCAAGACTGAGATCGTAGCAAGCCATTGGAGACACTTTCGTAGCTATCCACAACTCGTCCAGTATCCCTATTCCAGCAAGTGTTGCAATCAGGGCATTGATAGGCAATGCAACGATCTTGCTGCAAAGAGCTAATAGCAATCACTCGACTAAACCATTTGCTCTTTCCAAACATCCAACGGCTTTCTTCTGGGATGGGCTTATCCTTCCAAGAACTGCTACAGGCTGGACAGGTTTCTAGCAGGCTGAAATCCATGGCGACTAAGGGAAAAAAGAAAGAGGCAGCGTCGTAACGAAAGAACCATCGTCTTCCGTTGCTACTGCCCCATTGAAACACAACGCAAAACTGGCAGCAGCCAGGTCTATTGCTTTCCCGCTTTGAAAGCCTCCACTCCTTGAATAACCTGCTCAATGGTGCCTTCAGAAACAATGGCGCGAAGCTTGTCAAGGTCTGCTGCCATTGCCTCTTTAGCAATCGTCAAGCCAGCTTCCTTGGCCCATGCAGTGACAAGGCTGGTTACGACATTGGCGAACATTGCATAGTCCTTAATGTCATCGCCCCGAGCCAGACCAAGAGCGTCCAGAGCTGCCTTGCCTGCCTTCAACGAGGCATGTTCGCTGGCAAAACCGAGGGGGTTGGCTTTACAGAGCGCAAGAAGGCTTGCCTTGCCGTCAAACTGGGCGGGCTCATTAGCGGGAGCAATCCCTCCCTCTCCAGTATCTGCAGCAGGAGCTTTGGTTCCCGCCGCTTTCGTGCTTCGCCGCGTAGCAGGCTTCGGTTCTTCCTGTTGGAGCGGGAGTTTGGGCGATCCTTTTTCATTGTCGCTTGTGGGAATGTCCTCTCCGGCATAAAGCTTGAGGCCAAGGCCAGTGAACGTGGCAATAGCCTTAACGCTGGCGCGTTGGATGTTGTCGCTCACCTGACGAGCATCAAGCTCTTTCACTGCATTGTGCTTGTTGTCCATGATGGGAAAAACAAGCGCAGGCGTGCGTTTGATGCCGTCTGTTAGATAGGGGCGAAGCAGCCAGCAGCCTTCTTGGCCGAACACTGGCCAACCTTCGCTGCGCTCCTCAAACGCCACGTAGACGCCAGGGAACTGCTCCTTGAGGTAGCGGAACGCAAACGGCCATGACAAATACGAGAGGCCCTTGTAGTTCTTTTCAACGTGCTCCCCAATGGGAAGTTCGTAAGCAGTGGTGAACGCTTTGGCGCTAATTTCTAGCGGCGAAAAAATGCCAAGGCGGCGTTCAGTGAGCAAATGTTCAGTCGCAGCGGTCACGGGAATAGTCATGGAAGAAGAAAGCAAGCTTGGATCGTAAAGGAGGGTGGTGTGTTTCACTGCTCCGGCGGTTCGGGCAATGATTCCAGAGTAAACAAGCCTTCGTAATGGTAACTGTCACCCCCATCTTCCACTAGCTTGGCCTTGTATTCAATAGGAAGCTGGCCATATTTGGCGGCAAAACCAAACAACAAATCGCCAATTAGATGGTGCAATTCTTGTTTTGCTTTAACAAAGTCTTGAAGCGTAATTGAAGCAAGAGCGTCGTCAGTTGTTGGAGCAGAAGCGTTATCAGTCATTGGAAATTAAGCGAAGTGGTGGAATCAAGCTCGTCGTGGTTGGTGTAGAAAATGACAACTTTCTTGTCCTTCTCACCTTCGTAGAAAGACAGGCTTCTGCCAGGAAGAGGCCAATCTTCAACAATACGCACATCAGTAACGCCTTCAGTGCACTCTTCGTTGTAGCCCTCTTCCAAAGCGCCTGCCTCGTAAGCCAGCAGCACTTCAGCATCAGGCCCGCATTCTGATAGTGCCTTATTGAGCAGTTCTTGAAGTTCAGAAAGTTTCATTCGTTAAACAGGCAAGTGAAGTAAGTTTTCTGGGGATCAAGGGGTTTGCCTTCTGTCAAATCGTCTCCAGGCAAATCGTTGGCTCTACCTTCGGACAACACGCGAAAGCTTATTTCGGTGCACGCATCTCCGATGCACTGCACATCGTAAGGATCAGTAGCAGGATAAGCACCAACTGGAATGTCGCCATATTTTTCAATGGCTTTGTCGCAAAGTTGTCGCAGTTCAGACAGTTTCATTAGAGGAATCAGCAGTGTGGTCAATAACTAGCTTCCACGCTCCATTGGCAAGCGTGGCGCTGCCTTCGTAGGCAGGCGTGGAGCGGATGAGGCGCTCTAGGGCCTCGCTTTTGCTTAGGCGAGCATCGGCAGCAATTTCGCCTAGATGCTCGTTAGCATCGTCGGACAGCGTAAAGTGCCTCTTGTGTTTGCCGCCTTTGTAGAGGCTGGTAGGCATGGGACCAATCAAGGAACAGGGCCACAATAGCCCCTTCACTCCCATTGTCCACACCTTTGTCTGATTAGCCCTGCTTATCGCCCGCCTGTTGACGGCTGTGGCATCATGGGCATTGCCTTCTGCCTTGTCGCGTGACGTTTTCGGTTCTCGACTTTCTAGACCAGCTAGAGCCAAGCAAGGAAAAAGGCAAGTTTATTTGCCCCGCCTGTGGCGGCAATGACTTTTCAGTGAATAAGGGCACTGGCGCCTTCAACTGTTGGCACGACCCATCACCAGCACACCGCGCGGAAGTGAGAGACGCTTTGGCTCCTTTGGTGCGATGGGAAAAACCACCAAGAGATCCTGGTGAGTACACATTTCCTTATGAAAACAAACAGCGCGAAAAAGTAGTCATTGTTAAGCGCAGTGATAACTCTGGAAGCAAGCAGATTTGGCAGGAGTTTCCCACTATTGAACAAGGCACTACTAATCATAAAACTCAGCTTCAGGAAGTCAAAGCAGGCATTCTGCCTTTTTATTATCACGAAGCCACAGAGCTAAGCAAAAAGTCTGGCTTGCCTATTTTCATTGTTGAAGGTGAGCTGACTTGCCAAGCAGTGTGGGCGCTGGAGATCCCTTGCGTCACCTTCCTAGGCGGCTCTAAGCAATACCGCACCAATGGCGACTACTCAGTGCTGTTCAGAGGCTATCAGCTTGTGCTGTGCCCTGACAGGGACGAGCAGGGCGTTGCTTTTATGGCAGAAGTGGCAGCCGATAATCCTGGCTCGCAATGGTTGTATGCAGATCCTCGCTCGTGGGAATGGGACAACCTGCCGCCTGGCAATGGTTACGACCTTGCTGATTACATTTCTGAAGGTGCCAATAAGGACGATCTACTTTCCTCTATTGTCCCCAAAAGCCGTCATGCGAATAGCGACGGCAAGCCTTCCTACGAAGAGATCATTTCCACCATCGAGAACTTTGTTGGCCTCTATGCTAATGATTCTCGCATCACGTTTGAGACTGGTAACTGGCTAGAGCAGCGTGGCGTGAAGATGGGGCAACAGAACATTGACAAGATTATTGCTGAAGCAAAAGCAAGAGTCTATGGCAGGGAGGAAATTGAAGCTGTAGATGCACTTACCATTGCCTCTTCTGACGCTGCTAGAGAATGGCTAATTGCAGGCATTATTCCTCTAGGAAGTGTTACTTTGTTAGCCGCAGAGGGCGGCGTAGGCAAAACAACGATGATGTATAATTGGGCATTAAATGTAGCTCTTGGTCAAAACTGGAGCGGCAGAAGGTGCATGAAGGGCAAGTCTTTAATTATATCTGCAGACGAACCTTTGTCTGACACTAGCGAGAAGCTAAGCATTATTGGTTACCAAGATGCCGGTTTGCAGCTCGGTGACATTGTATTTTGGGAGACTTGGCGCTTTGCTCACATGCAACAGCTTGAAAACTACATCCGCAAGAACCGACCCATCTTTGTAGTGATTGATAGCCTTACTGCTTGCTTAGCAGGAATGAACGTAGACCTTACGAAAAGCAATGCCGGTGACGTATTGTATGGTTTGCGCGATATGGCCAATGATTATCGCTGCTCCATTGTCATTCTCCACCATTTGAATAAGAGCGGCGGCTTGCGTGATAGCAGTAGTTTCAAGGACAACGTAAGCGAAGTGGTGAAGCTGTATCGCCAAGAAAACAACTTCAACCCCAATCAATTCGTCTTGGAATGGCTAAAAAGTAGGAGTGGTTTGGCTGGCAAGCACATGCTCCAGCGTGATGCCCTCAACTATGGGTGGACATACGCAGGGCCAATGGGCGGATCATTAGAGGAGCTTGACAGGGTGGTTAATGCAGTGGTGATGCGCAAGAATGAGCGCTTTACTAGGCAGCAAGTGGCAAGCCTTTGCGGCAGTTTTGACACTGGCTCTACTGGCAAGCTTTTGGAAGTGGCTAGACGGCAGGGGCTTATTACAAGCGGCTTCCAGGATGGTCCTGAAGGGCAAAAGACAAGGCTTTACCATTCATGGGACTACACGCCTCAAGAGTTTGATTTTGTGCCTGCAGAAAAAAAGGAAGAGGCTATTGACTATGATGAGTTTTTCTAGGGGCCATGATTCTGAATTGGAACGAACCAGCAAAGCAGCCTGCAAAACCTTCTAATGAACAATCATCTGGGGAACAAATCAAGCCCGACAATTCTTTGCTTGATGGAAACGGAGGGGAAGTGGGCGATTGCAAGGATGATGCCGGGAGGAAGCCTAGAGCAACTAAGCTGGCCGTTTGAAAGCATGAAAAAGGCGCAGAAGTTCTGCGCCATTGCGAACTATGAGCATCGTTTCATTCCTAGTGCATTACCGCACGTGCTGGAACGACTCAAGGAAAAGGGCTAATCATCGAGATACGCGAATAGTCGCCAAAGGGTGTTCAGTGCAAGCCTTGAGGTAAGAGCAGCAAAAGTCATACAGACTTTGCCAATCTCCCCAGCCATTAGGCGGATTGTCTTGCTCGCAGAGGAGGCGGTACATTGCCAAGAATGCAATGCCTTTGGAAATTGGTTTAATCAACTGATGGGCAGTTGTGATGCCAATTTCTTCAGGGCGCCATAGAACCTCGTAGATGCCAGCAGTGCTGGCCATCTTGGTTAGGTTGTGGGTGATGTTGCGCCAGTAAAGGTCGTCGCCCTTTTCATTTTCTAGAAAAACGTCGAGGCTCATTGGTGATTCTCCAGTTCGGTAGCGATGGCGAGATGATGGTCGGCTACTTTTGTTAGAGCGTCGTATGCGGTGGCTTGTTCCGTGGTCCAAGCCCGTCCGCCATGTGGACGCATCGCGACCACTTGACCCGCAGCAGCGCGGAGGGCGGCGGCGGCATTAGCGCGAGCCCAGAACCGCTCTGGACCTGTTACGCCTTCCATCTTTAAGGCATCCAGCACCGCCTGAGCCGCTGGGGAGAGGACCATTTTCGTGGAGCCAGGAAATTGGTTTGTCATTTGTCGGCCTCCAACTCAAGCCATTTGGCAGCAGCGGTCAACCCTGCATCTCGCGCAGCCGCCGCCACCTCACGGATTGCGGCGCGGGCTTCTCTGCTGTCGCCAAAGCCCCCAGCGGAGGCGATCTTATTAGCCACCCTCTCCACTAGGCTTTCATTAGGCGCTGCATCAGGCTTGGGCGCCTGTCTAACGTCAGACACCAGTTCAACTAGGTCCGCTTGCCTTTCGCCCTTGCCTGAATACATACTACCCCTTTTGGTGTACCAATACCCGTTATCCCCCTCAAAGGGAAAAACGTCATCAGAGTGATCTAAATGAACCAGCTTGACTTTGCTCCCGGATCTTGTCAGCCAAGTTTGGCCAACTTGCAGCTCTACGTCCTCAGGAGTGACCTTAGGAGGGGCTGCAGCGTCGTTAGCGGGAGCAGCCGCCTTGTCATGCAGACCCTCTAGGAGGTCCAAGAGCGCTCCTGCTAGGTAGTTTTCGGGGTGTGACGGGTTGGAGGCCACGCAACGCACGCGCTGCCATCGGTCTTCCGATTCTTCCGAAGCGAAGCGAGACATGGGCTTAAAAGGGATTGCCATGGGCAGTTGGAAAGCAACGTTGCCATCATACCCACAAACCAGCCTTGTCAACCATTTTCTTTCAGCCGTGTGCCAGTTGCTTGAACTGTCCTTTTTCATTTTGAGGGGGTGTGTAGGATCGTCCCGAGCAGTTCCTCACGCAGAAACGCGCCTGGGGACTGCGGAACGTCACGAGCAGCTACAGCGCCTTACGCCCTGCGGCGCTCCTGACGGGATGTGGGTCAATGGGAAAGGGGAAGGTGGTGCAGCGGTTCACCAAGCCGTTTTCGCAGAAAGCGCTTTCGCGCAGGCGAGCCCTAGCGAGCTTGTCCATAAGCGCTTTCTTAAACAACCATCAATCTTCTTCTTTTCTAAGCAGCCTTTGCTAGAGCGCGTTCGCGCAGTAGCCCCCAAGGCGTACTGTCAAAGCGCTCCTCTCAATAATTCCCCTCTAAACTACTGAGGCGAATCATTTAGCAAATGCTCCAGCCTCGTCGTCCACAAGCTTCTGACCAGCTACCAACGCTGGAATACAACGGCATCACCATCGAGCCGTTGCAGCATCATGGTTTTTCAATACCAGCGCGAGGCTCTATGCCTAAAACGCGAATGCTGTATGGAGCGAGGAATCCTGCTAATGGCGAACGCCACTGGCGAGGGAGCTATGAAGAGATTATTTCGTTGATTGACAAAAGCTTTGTAACAGGCGATAATTGACCAGCTCCTTTTGCTCACCATGGACTTTTCAGAAGAAATCTACGCACTAATGCAAAAGCTTGCAACAGTCGTTGCAAAAAAGAAAGAACTAGAAGCTGCTGAAAAAGAGCTAAAGGAAACACTGCTTGAAACAATGCGCAACCAAGGCTTGGAAAGCGTATCCCTTGCTGAAGGGAAGGTGCATTTGCAAACTAGAGCAGAAAAAGACTATGGCGATGAAATTAGAGAGCTTGAAATTGAACTGAAACAACGCAAGAAACTAGCTGATGACTTGGGAGATTTTACTGTACTCTCTCAGAAACAAAGCATTGTATTTAACCTTCCCAAGGACTAATTATGCCTACTGGTAAAAAGCCTAGAGTGCCTTTTAAGGACGAAGCAAGCCTTGTCAAGTTCAGCTTGGAAGTGCTAACTAAGGCGGGAATGACCATTGAACAAGTGGAAAGACTACGCAATCGTCGTGCCACTGGTGAAATGTTCAACCCAGAAACTGTTGGCATGAGGCGGTTTGCTACTGCTGAACTATTGGCAGCCAATCTAAGCAACGATCAAATTGC